GGTCTTTAAGAATAGAAAAACTGAACCAAAAAGAAAAAATCGCAATCCATTTTTTAAAAATTTAGATCAAATAGAAAGACGAAACCCACCGCAATAGAAAAATGTTCAATCAAAACGTTACCTCTGATACAAAGATAGCTGTTCTAGAAGAAAGATTATCTGTATATGAGCAGATGGTAAGTAGGATTGACATAGCAATTCAAAAAATTAGTGAGACTAATCAAGGAATTAGCAAAATGCTCACAATTCACAATGAAAGAATTGAGCAATCAATTAGAACTGATGATATAATTGTAAAAATGATAGAAGATATGAAAATATCGTCAAAAATACAACACGAAGCAATCAGTGAAGAGATAGGGGAAAGAATAGAAAAATTAGAAAAAAAGGTAGAACACATATCACAAATAAAATGGATGACAGTTGGTTGTGGTGTGATTCTTGCTATACTTACGACGGCAATTTCATCTCTTGCTTCTGGAATGTGGACTCCTTCTGGAATGCAACAAAATAAAACAAATCAAAGTCAAAGTTTGACCGTACCAAATATTCGTGCTAGCATATAAGTCCTGAACTTTTTGTGAATGAATTTTATTGATCAAAAATACATTGGTCTGGTTTCTTCAAGACTGGAGAAGTTTAAACAAGTTAAAACTGGACTGTATAATTTTAGATGTGTATATTGTGGGGATTCACAAAAGAATAAAAGCAAGACAAGAGGATATATTTACGGTTATAAGAACGATCATAATTACAAGTGTCACAATTGTGGAGTATCTAAATCTTTTACTAATTTTCTAAAAGATATTGACACCACTCTTTATGATCAATATATTATGGAGAGATATAAGAATGGTTCTACTGGCAAGGGATCTAATACACCGGAACCAAAATTCACCTTTGAAAAACCAAAATTCACAAAAAAAGCATTTGATTTGCCATCCATCGCAGAACTAAATAAAGAACATTCGGCAAGAATTTATTTAGAAAACAGAAAAATTCCTCAAGATTTTTTGAGTCAATTATTTTATTGTGAAAAGTTCAAACAATGGACGAATGAACAAAAAAAAACTTTTGAATCTACAAAATACGATGAACCTAGAATCATCATTCCACTTATCAACAATGGAGAAATATTTGGATTTCAGGGTCGTAGTTTAAGTAAGAAACCAAAAGTAAAATACATCACAATTATTCTAGATGAAGATCAACCAAAAATTTATGGATTAAACAGAATTGATTGGAACAAAACTGTTTATGTTGTAGAAGGTCCATTTGATAGTATGTTTATTGAAAATTCAATTGCGATGGTTGGTGCGGATATTGATAAAATGTTTTTCATAGCAAATTTTGAAACCAATTTTGTTATGGTCTATGATAATGAAAAAAGAAATAAAGAGATGGTTGCACGATTAGAAAAAAGCATTGAGATGAAATTTCCTGTGGTAATTTGGCCAAAAGATTTAAAGGAAAAAGACATTAATGATATTGTATTATCTGGACAAGACGTGGAATCTATGCTAAAATTAAATACTTACCAAGGATTAGAAGCAAAACTTAAATTTACCAACTGGAAAAAAGTAGCATGAGTAACGGCATAAACGTAGTTAAGAGAGATGGGTCTATTGAAAGTTTAGACCTCAATAAACTTCATTTGATGGTTGAAGAGTCTTGTAAAGACCTTGCTGGAGTGTCTGCATCTCAAGTTGAGATGACTTCTGGAATTCAATTTTATGATGGAATTTCAACAAGAGAAGTTCAAGAAATTTTGATCAAATCTGCAGCAGATTTGATTGATTTAGAAAATCCAAATTATCAGTTTGTGGCAGCAAGACTTCTTTTGTTCTCTGTTCGTAAATCACTTTACGGAAAAATTAAAGATCATCCTACATTCTTTGAACATATTAATAAATGTGTAGATGCAAGTGTTTATGATAAGGAAATCTTATCATATTATACGGAAGAAGAACTAAATCGTCTTGGTGATTATATCAAACATAAACGGGATTATCTCTTCACCTATGCCGGTCTTCGTCAAGTTGTTGATAAATATCTTGTTCAAGATAGAAGCACCGGACAAGTATATGAAACTCCACAGTTCATGTATATGATGATTGCTGCAACAAAATTCTCCCAATATCCAAAAGAAACTCGTCTTTCATATGTAAAGAGGTACTATGACGCAATATCAAAACACAAAATCAACATCCCAACACCAATTATGGGAGGAGTTAGAACTCCTTTACGACAATTTGCAAGTTGTGTTCTTGTTGATTCTGATGATACCCTCGATAGCATCGGTCACTCTGATTTGGCTATTTACAAGTACGTTGCTCAAAGGGCTGGCATCGGTATCAATGCGGGCAGAATACGTGGTATCAATTCTAAAATCAGAGGCGGAGAAGTACAACACACAGGTGTTATTCCCTTCCTTAAAAAGTTTGAAGCAACTGTCAGAAGTTGCACTCAAAACGGTATCAGAGGTGGTTCAGCAACTGTTCACTTTCCAATCTGGCACCAAGAAATAGAAGACATTATTGTTCTGAAAAATAATAAGGGAACTGAAGATAATCGTGTTCGTAAGTTAGACTATTCTATTCAAATCAGCAAAATCTTCTATGAACGATTTATCCGCAACGAAGAAATCACACTCTTCTCTCCCCACGATGTTCCTGGTCTTTATGATGCTTTTGGCACTGATGGATTTGACGACCTTTATGTGGGTTATGAACGAAATGAATCTATTCCAAGAAAAACTATCGGTGCTCAAGAACTCTTTCTGGACCTTCTAAAAGAACGTGCAGAAACAGGTCGTATTTATATTATGAATATTGACCATTGTAATTCTCATAGTTCTTTTCTTGATAAGGTTTCAATGAGTAACCTTTGTGTTGCTGGTGATACAAAGATTAAAATCAAATACCCAAAAGCAATATATGATGATATTGGAGAGATTTATGATTGGAAAGTTTATGAAGAAGAAATTGAGATTGGAGATCTGGATGAATATATTAGTTCCAGAGAAATTAGAGTTATGTCTTATAAAGTAAGTGATAATGATCCTTGTGAGGATGTTCCTCAAATAGAAGTTCTTTCTTATAATACAGAAACTAATCAACAAGAATGGGCACCTATTACAGCATTTGCCGAAACATCACCAAAAGCAAAGGTAATGAGAATTACTGATGAAGAAAGTGGTAAGAGTATTGTAGTGACACCAGAGCATAAAGTATTCACAAAAAATCGTGGATATGTAATGGCAAAAGACCTAACCGAAACTGATGAGTTGGCAATCAACTAATATGATAGGAAGTGTAATTTCTATATTTTATAAATAGTTATGAGATTACACTTCCTATAATGAAAACATATATTGTTTATAAAATTACCAATAAGAATAACGGAAAATCTTACATAGGAAAAACTGAATACTCATTAGAACATCGTTGGAATCGTCATTTATCATCGGCAAGAAATGGTTCTAAATTTAGATTTCATTCTGCTATTAGAAAATATGGTGAAGATTGTTGGGACTTATCTGTGATTGAAACCTATCTGACCGAAGATGAAAACTTTATTAACGAAAAAGAAACTCACTTTATTAAACTCTTTGAAAGTGATACTAAAAAAGGTTATAATGCTACTTCAGGTGGAACTGGTGGATGGATGCTTCCCAAATGCTCTCCGGAGGTTCAGGAAGAATGGAGAAACAATATTTCTATAAGAACTACTGGTTCCAACAATCCAAACCATTCTGGATATACTGATGAGCAACTTATAGAAATAGGTGTAAAGTTTGTTAAAAAATTTGGATTTATTGGTGGTAGAACGAGAATAGTTGATTTTGCCAGTAATGAATTGAATATAAAGTTTCCAAAACATTTTTCTAAAAATAGATTTGGAGGAAACCATCAAAACTTTTATAAATCTATTGAAGAACAGACTGGATTGGTGTATAATTCATATTATAGAGACGAAACTCAAAGAACACTTGCTAAACAACTTTTAGAACAAAACAGGAGAAAAAAATGCTAAAGATTGAATATCTTGAAGAAGAAATTCCAGTTTATGATATTACTGTAGAAGGAACACACAATTTCTTTGCAAATAATATTCTGGTCCATAATTGCCAAGAGATTACACTTCCCACCAAACCTCTTCAACATATTGATGATCCAGATGGAGAGATTGCTCTCTGTATTCTTTCTGCAATCAATGTGGGTAAAGTTAAGGATGATAGTGAATTTGAAGAACTTTGTGATTTGGCTGTTCGTGGGTTGGAAGAACTCATTGATTATCAGCAATATCCAATAGTTGCTGCTGAAAAATCAACAAAAGCACGTAGATCTCTTGGTGTTGGATTTATTGGTTTGGCACATTATCTTGCTAAACTTGGTTTTGATTATGATTCTCAAGAAGCATGGGATGCAGTTCATAGTCTTTCTGAATCATTCCAATATTTCTTACTCAAATCTTCTAATCAGATTGCCAAAGAAAAAGGTGCTTGTGAATATTTCAATCGCACAAAGTATTCCCAAGGAATTCTTCCAATTGATACATACAAAAAGGATGTTGATGAACTGTCAAATCCAACTCTTCAACACGATTGGGAAACACTTAGAGAAGATATAAAACTGTATGGTCTTAGACACTCCACACTATCCGCACAGATGCCCTCTGAGAGCAGTTCAGTCGTCTCTAATGCAACTAATGGAATTGAACCCCCTAGAGGTTATTTGTCCGTCAAACAGTCTAAAAAAGGTCCTCTCAAGCAAATTGTTCCACAGTTTCAAAGTCTTAAAAACAATTATACGCTTCTTTGGGATATGCCTAGCAATCGTGGTTATATTAATATTGTTGCAGTTATGCAAAAATTCTTTGATCAAGCGATTTCTGGAAACTGGTCATATAATCCGGAGAATTATCCCGATAATGAAGTTCCTGTTAGCGTAATGGCACAAGATATGCTCACTTGCTTTAAGTATGGGCACAAAACAGCATATTATCAGAATACTTATGATGGTAAGTCCGATGAAATCAAAGAAGAAAAATCCAACCTTGACAGTTTAGTGCAGGACATACTAAACTCTAATGAAGATGACTGTGAGAGTTGTAAAATTTGATTATGGAAGAAACTAAAACAATACAAGGTATGACTGTTCTTAATACCCAACAAGTAGATTTCAAAAAACAACCAATGTTTTTTGGAGCACCTCAAGGAATTCAAAGATACGATTCTTATAAGTATCCTGTCTTTGATAAACTCACACAGCAGCAACTTGGTTTCTTCTGGAGACCAGAAGAAATCTCTCTTCAAAAAGATCGTTCTGACTATCTGACACTGCGACCTGAACAAAGGCATATGTATACTTCAAATTTGAAGTATCAGATTATGCTTGATAGTGTTCAGGGTCGTGCTCCTGGTATGGCATTTATTCCATATTGCTCTCTTCCTGAACTGGAAGCTTGTATGACAGTCTGGGGTTTTATGGAGATGATTCACTCTAGATCTTATACTTATATTATTAAAAATATCTATTCTGATCCATCAGAAGTATTTGATACTATTTTAAATAATGATAAGATTTTAGAAAGAGCATCTTCTGTTACCGGAACTTATGATGATTTCATCAATTCCGCACAACAATATGGATCTTCAAATCTATGGATTCACGCGCAAGAAGGTGCTGGTGGTGCAAGAGAGGAAAGATTAGAACTCAAAAGAAAACTTTATCGTGCGGTCGCAAATGTCAACATTCTCGAAGGTATCAGATTTTATGTCTCATTCGCTTGCTCGTTTGCGTTTGGTGAACTCAAACTTATGGAAGGATCCGCTAAAATTATCTCTCTCATCGCAAGAGACGAAAATCAGCACCTTGTCATTACTCAAAACATCCTCAATAAGTGGCGTGAAGGAGATGATCCTGAAATGCAACAAATTGCTGGAGAAGAAGAAGGGTGGGTAAGAAATGCGTTTAAGATTTGCGTAAATGAAGAAAAGAGATGGGCAGAATATCTCTTCAAAGATGGTTCTATGATTGGTTTGAATGATAAACTACTTTGGAACTATGTTGAATGGATTGCGAATCGTCGTATGAAGGCAATTGGTCTTAAACCAGAATATGATATTCCGGCAAAGAACAATCCACTTCCTTGGACAGACCACTGGTTAAACAGTAAATCAGTTCAAGTCGCACCCCAAGAAACAGAAATTTCTAGTTATGTGGTAGGTGGTATTAAACAAGACATTAAAAACGATACATTCTCTGGATTTCAGTTGTGACGCAAGAGGGGTTTTACCCCTCTTTTTTTATAAATAACTAAAAAGTATTTCTTATTCATATGTCTGGAACTTATAAGTCTAAAGAAATTTACAGTGAAGGAGTATTGAGAGGGTCTCAAAGTCAAATTAAAAAATCTAGTGGAGCATCAGCATTAACACCAGATGCGGCAGCACAACTTGGACCCAAAGCAGTAGAATTACAAAGAAAAAAAGCAAAACAAGTAGATGTTCCTAATTTTGTGAAGACTGTAAAAAAAGAAGAATTTGAAGTAAATGAAAAGATTGATGTAGGTGCTGATGCTGGTGCGACAATCAGTGATTTCGTTCATTCAAAGAGTGCTACATTCAAAGGTGATAGTAAGAAGCAAAGAATTAAGAGAGCACTTGGTGCCTATTACGCAGCACAAAAAGAAGAAACAGAAAACATTTATAATTATGTAATTGGAACTTTGGTTGATAGCGAATTCGCAGAAGATTATGAGACTGCTGAAAATATGTTTGAACATATGAGTAGTGAATTTGTAGCAGTCATTCTTGAAGAGTATATTGAAGAAAAGGCAAGAGGAACCAGACCAAAAAGAACAGTTCACGCATATGATGTTGACGAGACTTTGGTTGGACACGGTAAGAAAGGAAAAACAAACGTGAAAGTTCACGTAAATGATGCATCCGGTAAAAGAGTTAAGAGTTTAAGCAATCAAGAATTCAATACTCATAAACTTGATAAGGGACATTCTTATGATTTTAGTGAATTCAGAAGTGCTAAAAAGTTTGGAGAAACTTCAAGCGCAAACAAAAAAGTAATTAAAGATGTAAAAAGAAAGCAGGCAAGAGGACAAAATGTTCATATCATCACTGCTCGTGCGAAGTTTGATAATCCATCAGAGTTTCAAGGACATTTGAAGAAGAAAGGTGTTGATGTTCCTTTGAATAAAATTCATTATACTGGTGGAATGAAAGGTAGTGATATTGGAAAGAAAAAAGTAGATGTAGCAAAGGGGGTTGCAAAGCAGAGTGGTGCCAAGAAGATCCACATGTATGATGATGCCGCAAAGGTTCATAAGGCATTTGAGGGGGAAAAGAAAAATCAACCAACTTCCACAAAAATTAAAACTCATTTGGCAAAACCAAATGCATCTGGCGAAACACAACTTCGTTCTTATCAAGGAACAAAAGGTGGAAGAACTAGCGATAATCCTTCATCAACTACTAAACAAACACAACGCAGAAGACAAAGGGCAAGAAGAGGTATGAGTGAAGAGATGTCTTCTTATCTAAATATAGAAGAAGGAAAAGTCAAAGGAGAAATTATGTCACATTCCTACCAAGAAACCAAAGAAGATTTTGATCTTAGAGATAAACTCTTTATCAATTTCTCTGGAACTTCAAAAGCAAAAAATGAATTAAAAGAAGAAACTGAAATGACTCCATACGAACAATGGAAGTCTTTTGTTAAAGAAAATGAAGTTGAAGAAATTCAAGAGTCTGTTGAAATTGAAACAGAACTAAACGAAGAGTTAGTACCTATGAATTCCTATCAAGCTTGGAAATCATATCTAGAATCAATTTGAGATTGATAAAGGTCTTTCTAGTCCTAGAAAGACCTTTTATTTTTTTATAATAAATAAATAACTAAATAATAATAAGAAAAAGTATTTTTCAGTCATATGGAAACTTGGAACACTGTCAAAACTCTTAAAGATATCGCAGGGGCATATCAATCAATCTACGAAGCAAAGAAGCAAGTAGATCAGGATGAAGATGGTGATAATGATTTTGCCGATAATATGATTGCGAGAATGGTTGCTTCTGGTATGTCTAGAGAAGAAGCAATTAAAAAAGTAAAGAATAAGGAATACAATAAAGAAGAGTATTCCTTGGACGAGGAAACCAAAGCAGAAAAAGAAGCAAGAATAGCAGCAAGACGAGCAAGGGTTAAGCAAATGGAAGATGAAGGTGCAGTAATGACATCTTCTCGTAGAGCAAGTGAAGTAGCAAAGCAAAGAAAAGAAGCCAAGAAAGCGGAGGCACTTGAAAGAGCAGGGTCATCTGTCCTCAATCAAATGCGTGGAGCATCTGGAAGGGTCTCCGAGAGGCCTATGGGATCAGAAGCACCAAGGGCAAAGGAGAAGGCACCAGAAGCAACCAGAAGACTAAATCCGAACCTTAGAAAGGACAATCTTGGATCTGCTGCTGACCGAGTTCTCAAATCAATGAAAAAAGAAGAATTGGAACTTTGGGTAAATGAACTCATTGAAGAAGGTTATGACCTAAGTGAATATACTTGGGATGAGATGGCAGAGATTTATCTCGATGAAGCAACAAGAATGAGAAAAGAACTTGGAAAGGAAGGTGAGATTGCGACCCGTAAGGAGCTTGCATCACGTTCTAATGCCTACCAACGTTCTGGTAGTGTAGATAAGACCATTGCGGCGGCAGAGAGACGTGCAGACCGCCCTTACGTCAAACCAGTGCGTGATGAAAATAAATCTGATTATAATAAGAGACTGCAGAAAAGTTCGGACACTATGTCAAAACTTGCAGCATCAAGAAGAGGTTCAGTAAGAGACAAACCCCGTGCTGGTCTAAGAGGTTATGATGCTGCTATAAAAGGTATTGTTAGTGATAAAGAACTACAAAATTCAAGACGTTCTGCTATGGCTGCAGGAACTCTAACTCCCAGAGAGAAAAAAATGCTCAACAGAGAAGCATATGAAACCTATGAGTTTGTAGCATCATACCTTTTAGAGAATAACTTTGCTGAATCCGTTGAAGATGCAAATGCAATTATCAACAATATGAGTGAGGGTTGGTTTGAAAGTATTATGGAAGAAAAGAAACCACTTCCTGTTGCTAAAATGAAGAGAAAAGAAACAGAACTTCTTGGAAGTGATGAAGAACATTTTGCAACATTGAACACACCTATGGGTTCTCCTGAAAGAAAAAAAGCAATGAAAAACCTTGACAGATTTGATAATATAAATACGGCAAGAAGAAGTGTAGCAACTAGAGGTGGCAAGAGACCATTACCAATGCCCGAAGTTGGTAGATATAGATCAAAAGACGAAGATTAATATAATATTACAATTCATTAAGCACCTCTTGACAGGTGCTTTTTTTATGACTATAATCACTCTGTTAGGGTTGAAGATAAGTTGTATCTATATAACTTGAAGAATATTAAGAACCCGAATGAGTTATGATAATCCTTGGTTATATCAAGGAAAGATTTTTGAGACAGAAGATATTGGAGAGCACTTTGGATTTATCACAATGTTCTACTAGACTATAAATTCTATCAATTTCTGTTGAAAAATATTTACCTTCTATATTTGTATTATAATAGTCTTCACTTATAAGTACATTACGATTGAATTGTTCATAAGTTTCATAATAACTCATAGATTTCTTATGAGGACATAGATACAATATTTCCTT